GTCATCGAGCTGGCAGCCTGATGACCGGCAATCATGTTTAACCCTCAACAACGACTAGAATAATGGCAACCGTTTGTTCAACCATCCAACAGTCGCTCGCCTGGTGCCAGGGAACTCCCGAGCTCCCCGGCATCAAGCGTCGCATCTACTACATCAGCAAGGACCAGATCGTGGCATGGCCCACGCTTACCTACGATGCGCTCGGCCGCCTGACCAGCGCGGCCTACTCGGGCAGCTTCGTGCTCGCAGCCGACGCCACCTGGAAGTTCATCGACATCCTTACCGACAAGTCGCAGTTGACCAGCGACCCGCAGGGCGAGTTCCCTAGCCAGACGCAGCTCAACAAGCTCGTGGCGGTCCATCCCAGTGTGGGCGTGGAGGCATCGGCCCTGTCCGCCTACGTCAACAACAACGACTGCGTCTATCTCGTTGAGACCGTCCGCGGCAAGTTCCGTGTCGTCGGCAGCGAGAAATGGCAGGTGAAGTCCACCGTTGCCCAGGATCTGGGCCAGGGTGCCACCGGTACGACCAGCACCACCCTCAACGTGGAGGCCACTGACGAGTGCCCCGCTCCGTTCTACGACGGTGAGATCGTCACCGAGGACGGCATCATCAACGAGAAGGATGATGGCGGCGGTGGCGGAACCATCATCCCGTGGAACCCCCATGATGGCGGCACCAGCGGTAAGGACAATGGACTTGATGATGGCAGCAACACCCTGAATCCGTCCAACAATCTCAACCCTGCGCCTGCAAAAAGTTCTGAAGGAGACGATGATGGAGGCGGTGACGATGATCCTAATGCTTACGCCGCAAGGTAATCCGTAATGGATGACGATAGCAATGACACCGGGAGAACTTCGGTCGACTTGAAAGGGGTCTTGAACGACATCACCTTCCCGACAGCCGACCTGGGTTCTCTCGATGTATCGTTGCCGAGCGTCGAGACGCACCCTGGACAAAAGGATTTGTTCGAGGTGCAGAAGCGCAAGTCGTGGGACAAGTCCACCGAAGCGCGGTGCGACTTCTCCTACAGACTCCGACTGACCCGCCGCTCGGACATCAACTTCATCTCCATCTGGCAAAAGACCGTCTACGGACGGACGCTCACCGACATCAAGGGCGACCCTGACATGGTGGCGTTTTTTGCCGCCAACATCTGCCCCGTGATCAAGGAGATGCTGGGCTATAACCTCCACTTGGGTTCCTGGTGCATCTGCACCTCACCCAAGAGAAGGCATAAAGTCAAGAACTTCGCCACGCTCATCAGCGAGAGACTGGGCCAGATGCTGGAGATTCCGTTCTACGAGGATGTGGCATTTTGCCACACCAAGCAACGGGTGAACGCGGTTTTTGAACTCAATGTGCTGCCCAAAGAGCCCAACGTCATTGTTTACGATGACTTTGTGACAACCGGGCAGACACTGGCGGCCATGAGGAGGCTCCTTCAGCCGCTAGGCAAAAACCTCGTGTGGTTTACAAATGTAAATAATAAATTATAGAACGTAAACAAACTATGAACCAGAAGTTTACCGAGAAAGTGCAGAACTGGCTTGCCCAGGACGCTGAGCAACGAGATTACGCTGAGGGCGCACTCCTGTTGCTCCAGCTTACTGGCAATCAGATCATGTACCGCAACCTCATGGTTAATCCGAAACGCAGGGCCGAGTTCATCGAGTACCAGCTGAAGAAGCGCCTGTCGTTCCGCCTCAACCAGGTCACCCATGAGCAGGTCGAGGCGATGCAGGCGGAGGTTGACAAGATTGTGGTCAACCGCAATCTTGAGGTCAACCAGGACAAGCCTGTCAATGAGTTCAAGGCGGGCAAGCGTGCTGACCACGACCAGCTGCCCGATGAGATCCAGGCTCTCTATGTGGAAAACCTTGGCATCGTCCAGAAGATGCGTGAGCTGCACCTGAAGCTGCGCTCGCTCTCCCTGGAGAACGCCACCTGTCCCGACAGTGAGCGCTACCCGTTCCTCAAGGAACTCATCGCCCTTGATAAACGGCTGCACTCCAACTGGGAACAGTACGACCACTACACCGGCATGGACGGCGAGCAGCGACTCACCGCCGATGTCCGTGAGGAGAGCAAGAAGGCCGTCCGACTGATCAACCTTGCCAAGGGCCGCTACCGCAAGAATCCCGCCGAGGAACTGAAGGCTCAGATCCTCGCCAACTATGCCAAGGTCATCAACCCGACCGAGAAGCTGACCAAGGAACTCAAGGAATTGGGCATCCTTGAATGAAACGCACCGCCGACATATCGGATTTTTTGCAGCCGTTGAGAGATAAACCTTACCAGGCTTATCTCTCCAACGCCCTGCAGGTGGCCGACGTTCTCGACTGGGTACTGCAGCAACTCGGCAAGTCCGAGGTGTGGCAGACCTCATTCTCAATCTCCGAAGAGTTCATCCGCAGGCTGTTCTTCATCGAGAAGTCGGGTCTCGTCGCCAAGTTCAACCTGGTGCTCGACCACAAGGCCACCAACAAAACCCTCAAGCTCTGGGCGTTCATCACGCAGGTCATCAACACGACTTACCTGGCCGACAACCACAGCAAGGTATTGCTCGTGCGCAGCGAGAAGGGAGAGGTGGTCAGTATCATCACGTCACAGAACCTCACACGCGGTAACCGATGTGAGAGCGCCGTGGTGACAACGGACCTCGACATCTTCCGCACGCTTCACGCACAGATCCAGGATTTAATCACCAATCATTCCGTTCCGCTCAATGAGTTATTCGCAAGAAGAATTGCAGCAGATTGAGCAGTTCGCCTCAATCTACCTGAAGATATCGGACATGGCGGTGATCCTCGGCATCCCTGCCGAAGTTCTCCGCTCAGATATCGCTGATCGCACCACCGAGGTAAGCCAGCGTTACCTCCGTGGCAAAGCGGCGTCGAAAGTGAAACTCCACCATCAGGAGATGATGCTGGCGCAGGTCGGCTCACCGCTGGCCATAGAGAATGCCCACCGCAACCTGCTGGACATGGAAGATGACGAGTAAGTAATGACACAAATAAAGCCCATTGATGCCTGCCGCCTCGACCTCTTTACTGCAGAGGCCGAGTTGCGTGAGAAGTACACCGAAGCAATCGTGGTTCGGGTGCTGCGCATTCGTGAGGAATATAACTGGTTCATCGGCAACCCTGATTCCAAGGATCGCCAGTTCATTGAAAGTGCCATGTCACGACACGGCATCAACAAGACACAGGCGTACAGCGACCTTGCCATCATTAAGGCACTGTTGCCGCATCTTTCGCAAGCAAGCCGTGACTTCCATCGTTACCGCTTCAATGAGATGATCCTGGAAACCTACCAGATGGCGAAAAAGCGCAAAGACACGAAGACGATGGAAAAGGCTGCATCCTCCTATGCCAAATACAACCGTGTTGACTTGGAAGACGAGCAAGCCGTTCCCTACGATCTCATTGTGGTGCAGCCTTTCACCGCTACCGATGACCCGACGGTGCTAGGTATCAAACCCATCCCGCACATCAATGAGCGTATTCATGCGCTGCTGAAGAAATACCAGGCAGAGAACATTGACATTGAGGATATCGAGTATGAAGATGCGGACATCGAGGAGTCCACACTTTTCCCATCCTCCAACCCGTATAACATCCGTGGCCGAAACACCGAAGAAACAAATATACTTTAACGCCCCGCAACGCCTCACCCAGCTGATCGGTGCACATACCACCGTCATCGTCGCTGGGCGACGCACCGGCAAGACAGACTCGATAGCTTCACCTTTCGTGCTGCGCAACATGCAGCGTATGTCTGGCAGCACTGGCGGTATTGTGGTGCCCACCTATAAGCATGGTCTGACAAATACCATCCCGGGGCTGTTGGCGGCATGGAAACGGTGGGGCTTCATCAACGGTATTCACTATGTCATCGGACGCAAGCCTCCCAAGTCCTTCGGCAGGCCCATCATTGAGCCAGCCGAGTATGAACACGTCATCACTTTCTACAACGGCTCCTGCGCCATCATCATCTCCCAGGACCGTCCCGGCAGCAGTAACTCGTTGACCCTTTCGTGGCTCCTGATTGATGAGGCCAAGTTCATCGATTACGAGCGACTCAAGGACGAGACGTTTCCTGCTAACGGTGGCATCAAGTCCTACTTCGGTCATCATTCATTTAACCACTCGGTGATGATCCTCAGTGATATGCCGCAGACCCAGAAAGGATCCTGGTTCCTGCACTATCAGGACAAGATGGACAATGACCTTATCGAGACGATCAAGGGCACTGTCTATGAGATATGGCATCTGAAGCAGCGCATCCTTTCATTGAGGGAGCGGGGCATCAAGGTGCCTCGCTACCTCAAAACCTATCTGCGCCGCCTGGACACGAACCTTAACAAGATGAGGTCCGTGGCCGTGTACTATAAGGAGTATTCCTCGATTGAGAACCTGCAGCTGCTCGGTGAGTCTTACATCAAACAGATGAAGCGCGACCTCACGCCCAAGACGTTCCAGACCTCGATTCTTTGTCAACGCATAGGCATTGCCAAAGACGGTTTCTATTCGTCTATGCGTGAGGGTCACAAGTATAACGCTAGTGACTTCGATTATCTCGACAGCCTTGGTTACGAGTTTAACGAGGCACAACTCGACAGCCGTGCGGATAAGGATCTGAATCCTTTTGCGCCCATCTGCATCGGCATGGACTACAACGCCAACATCAACTGGATAGTGGCGGGCCAGCCTAGCGGGCGTCGTCTGAACGTCATCAAGAGCTTCTACACGAAATTTGAGCGCAAAATCCCCGCCCTGATTGATGACTTCTGCCGCTACTACGTCCATCATGAATGTAAGATCGTGGTCTATTATTACGACAGCACTGCCCTTGGCGGCAACTATGCCGTCAACGAACAGGACTTCCACTGGGTGGTGTGCCATGAGTTTGAACGGCACGGCTGGCAAGTCGAGGACATCAACCTCGGAAATCCTATGCGTCACGATGAAAAGTATCTACTCATCAACCAGGGCTTTGCAGGTAAACAACGGCTCATGCCGATGTTTAACCGACAAAACAATGATGACCTCATCCTCGCCATCCAGACTGCAGGCGTAGTTCGTGGCCGCAACGGATTTCGCAAGGATAAGGGCGGTGAGAAACTCGCCGAGACCGAGGAAGATCTGCTGCAGCACCGCACAGACGGCACGGACGCGTTCGACACGCTGTACATTGGCTGCGAGAAGTTCCCGTACCGAGATTCCTTCGGGTATAATTCCAGTGGTGTGCTATAGAATGGCATAGTTTTTGCTTTTTCTTTTTTAATAGTTTCTCAAGCATGCCCATGAAATTCCGAATTTCTTAACAAAAATTAGGGAACCGTCACCTTAATTTGGCACTATCAGTATTTTATTTTGCATGTTTTTGATGGGTTAGCGCCTGCCAACAAGGGCAGGGCTTACGTTAAACCAATCAAAAAAATGTGATCATGAGAAAGATCATTATTCCACAACCCTGGGCAAGCATGATTTGTGCAGGGATTATCGACATCTTCGATCTTGGTGTCGACTTAGGCACAGAATCGTGCCTCGTGTTAATCCAAGCTGCTCCTTGGCAGAAGTACGACAACCGCAAAAGCCTCCCGCTCGAATGGCTCCAGGAATTGAGCGCCGCCCAATTGATGGGCACAGTCCCGCTCTTTCAGGATATGCCTTTTGATTGCGTAGTAGGTTTTATCAAGGCCCACCCTCTTTTCATGGAGCCGGACAGTATGTGGGCTTATGGCGGAAAACGGGAAACACTCCATCTGATAACAGGAGCAAGAACGTTTACAAAGCCCGTAAGAACCTCTATCAATGATGAGAATCACCTTCCTGGCCATTGCAAAATGCTAATGCCCTACCCGGTGCGGTTTGAAGACAGTATTCTTGTTCATGTGAACGCTCAGCTCTTTGAAGATGCCAAGGAGGGTTATTCTTTCACCGCTCCAATGGTAAATGCCTTCCATGAAGTCTTGTTTAACTCTGATTCGGGTAAGAGCCTTAAAAAGCTGAACTTGTGTAATAATCACAGATACAAGACTTTCGCTTTTGAACGTGATAACGACTTTTATCTGGCTATGGACGAGGATGGTTATCCGAAACGATATTACTCTATCCTTACCAAGAAGACAGAAGTTAGGCCTTTCTTCAAGTTCAACCTCCGGAAGCAGCTGTAACTTTTCTGGTCAAATTTTCAATTATTAATCAATAATTTGTAAATTTGCCACGTCGAACCGAATGGTTAGACAAAACATCGTGGAGCAAAAGAACATTATGCACCTGTAATAATCGAAAACTTTGGAGACTTTTTGAATAGTTGACAGGGATGCATAGTGGTTCTCGTCGCATAGGCGTGAACCGCTGCTGCATCGTCAACTCGGTTTCTCCAAAGTACCGCGATTATGGTGTACTCGGTTCATGCCTTTTTATACACTTTAGGAATAATGAGCAACCAAAAGTATATATCAGTAGAAGAAGCCTTAGACTGGCTTGCCAATGTCGCAGCGGCTGACGGTCTCATCGTGCAATCAGAACGTAGCGCAATTAAATCCTTTGCTGATTCTTACCATATTAACGCTGACGACATCATTGAGAAAGCGAGTAGAGCTCTATCTGGCGTAAAACCTGAAGTCGAGATAATCGATTCAAAGCAAAAAATTGGTTGCTTTTTGAACAACTTATTGCTTCGTTTCTCAAGGATAAAAATCGTTTCAGTCTCTTGTCCTGGACGGGTGATAAATATATTGATGATATGATTGGAAGGGGACGCGGTTGTGTTCCCTTCTTTAATTGAAGCAAACTCTCATTAATATTCAGTCGATGAGGCGGTTGGCCGTGGCGTAGTTGATGGCCTGTGCGATGTTATCAACACCTAGTTTCTCAAGAATTCGCTTGCGGTAGCTCTTGATTGTATCGTACGACTTGTAAATCTGGTCTG